CCAGAATAGAATTAAGATTAGGATACCATGGAACATTGCCTTCAAGAGGTTCTTTAGGTTGACTTAGCTAGACTGTCATCACACGATGTGACAAGCGTCGTAGGAACGTCCAAGCTGACTCGTTACGTCGAAGCCGATCGTTAGAAAACGGCTTTTGGGACATAACGCTGCGAGGGAGCAAGTAGAAAGTGGCTGTGTCCATGAAGGACTCATCGCCAGGGAGCAACTTGCAATTTGGAACTAGGGAGGTCCACAAGGTCCTACAAAGGATCGGTTGTGCGGAAGGCAGCTTCTTTGGCCGCCGACCCTTAAAGTTCTGATTAGAAAGCATGGATACAACCGCCAAATCCGAGGGACTCGGACCGGCAATCACCTCCACGTCATCAACATCATCACTCCTTGAGCGTCTAACAGTTGCTAGACCCACACCACCGTACGTCTCTGAGACGTACCAAGGGACGAAAACTTTCGACAATCTGTCTCTATTCTCACGCATGAACAGTGAGTGAACTGCTGGCTCGAGGCCAACGGGGCAAGAAGATATGAGCTGACGGTGGATTGCACCGATCGACGCAACGAACTCACACTCCCCACCATCCGAATCTACCACATCCGCCTTACCACCAGAACGCTTTAAACCGTACACAAGGCCCATGTTGACATAGGGAATGTGTCGTAGCGACTGAGAAACATCATCCCACTCATAAGAGGTAGAATTAATGTTGGCATAGACAGGATGAGAGTAGGTCTTCCCTACGGATGGTTTCAGACCCGCTGATGCGGCAATGGACTTCCAAATCTCCGAGAAGATCGGGGAAGCGACGACAAGACCGTCGTCACCATTACACGTAGCAGGAAAGTGCTGAAGGGGTACCGTGACCGATTCGGACACCTCATAAGATGCGCGAACGACAGCGGCATTTGCCACACACAGAACAATAAAAGAGACGATAGAGCCCATGAGCTGGCCCCAGACTTGAGGGAGTCCCTCCACCATGTGCCCCGTAAGGGCAGTGTGGAAGAGCTCACGAAGCACAGAACTCAAGGGTTGAGGAAGTTTTCGGAAAACACAATCACAGATCCGATCTACAATTCGACGGCTGACGGCCGGATCGAAGAGATCAGTAGCACTTTCATAATCGAGGGAATGAAACAATCTTCCGAGCATAGGGTCCGCGGCCTGAGCCTCCGTAAGGGGGCGAGGAAAGAGAATCTGAGTAAGACTCTCCGCAGATACAGGTTTTCCTGTATACTCAAAAGTATTGAACCGTCTCAATATATTGTGCAAGAACTTCTGGACTGGTTTCAGGACGAAGTAGGTGAGAGCAGGACCCTTGGAAATGACACGAACCTTCAACGATTCGGCCAAGGCGACCAGCTTAACATCCGGCTTCTCCTCCATAGCCAATTCGAGTGCATTCCGGTATAGTTCACGGTACCGGTTCTTAACCATGAGTTTCCACTCAGGTGAGAGCTCCAAATGCATCTCGTCCATCGCATCCATCTCATCTCCACCATTCACCTCCACTAAACTACCCTTGTAAAGGGCCCGCATATCTGCCTCTCGCATCACTGCGTACAGAGAAAGGTACTGCTCAGAATCCATCATTTCCCATGAAAACTCATCAAAAGATGGTAACACGGTGTTGGGGGATTCGAGTAAGCCTTTCTCGACTAAAGTGCCGAGTGTTCCAAACTCCGAGCGTGAATCTGTCACATTAGCTCGGATAGAAGGAGCAATAGGACGATATAGGTCATCTTCCGTCATACAATGGCTACCAAAGATTTCGATAGTCGTGCGGTCAAGATGAGCAAATAATTCGTCTCTAGAGAGATATTCTGACGGGGGACAAGGATGGGATGTGGTGAGTACTTCCTTAGTCTTAACAGTGGCTGCCTTCAGCGCACTCTCGCCCGGTCGCGGCATTCCCTTTTTTAGAAAGAGGACACCAACGGCGAACTGAGGAGCGAGCGGAGATCTCATGACCTTGCGCATAAAGCGTCCAAGAGATCCACTCGCCAGAAAAGACGGACTATCATCGATAGAAAAGGGACGAACAGGTAGTTCGGTCTCGAGATAATCAGAAAAGAAAGCTGAACATTTGTACTTTAGGAATTTAATCCATCCACACTCTGCTGAGCATGACTGCCAGTGGAGGAGTGTGGACCGGGGATCGAACCGAGTTCGATCGAACCCATAAAGAGAACAAAAATCAAGAAGGACGGACATGGATAGAGTGAGCTTCTCCTTATCCTCAGCGGAACAAATTGCTGAGGGGAGTTGACCTTCTACCATAAGGGGGTACGCTTGCCCAACTGGCAGCGCGGAATCTTCATCACATTTACTATCGGGCTGGCTCAACACATTATATATGTTGTTATTGCTTCTCGCCGGGTTCAAGTGATTGGAGTCCGCACTGGGTTGGCCACTGCGCGGTGACATCTTGCTAAGGGGAACACTACACCCGTTAAGGGTTTGAACTGTAGTGTTTTTC